ATTACTTACGCGATTCTCTGTCCAAGATCCAATCTTTACTGGATTGTATACTAATTGTAGTCCTGGAATTGCGGCTTCTTCACATAAGAGAGAAACATCTCTACTTCCAGGAAGACCTGATGGAGCTTGGATATATACAGCAAATCTATTTGCTCGGGCTAAATCATTTCGTCTAACCTTTGTAACCATATCCCGAAGATCAAATACGGGTTTAGGTTTTCTTTTTTCAACCTTTGCTGGTTCAGGAGAATTCGCATCTGGCTGATTATTTGTTGGTGATGTGTCTGTCGTCATGGTTGATAAATATCCCTTAGTATGTTTATTAACAAGAACTATTTATATGACTTATAATAAAGAATTACATCAAGGCAAGTTTATTCCTAAAAACCCCAATAAATATTCGGGTAATGTGAAGAATATTGTCTATCGATCTGGTTATGAAGTAAAATTCATGAACTGGTGTGATATGAATGATGATGTATCTGAGTGGTCTTCTGAAGAGGTTGTCATACCATATCGATCTCCATTAGACAAAAGAATACATCGTTATTATATAGATTTTTGCATCAAGATACGAAATAAGACATACCTGATAGAAGTAAAGCCAGAAAGATTTACTAGAGAACCTTCTATACCAAAAAGAAAAACAAAAAGATTTCTTAATGAAGTAGCACAGTATGCGGTAAATCAAGCGAAATGGAAATCTGCTAGAGAGTTTTGTGCCGATAGAAATTGGGAGTTTAAGATTATAACTGAAAAAGAACTAGGAATAAAATATTGACTTATTCTGAAAAAATGTATAATACGAATAAAACGCACGATAAGTTCAAAGATATTCCAAATACTTGTGTACTAGGTTGTGAGAAAATTTTCGAACGGGATTTGAGTGATCATGTTAGAAAAGCTATTGAGGTGTTACCCTTAACAGAAAACATAATCGTCACTTTTTTATACGAAGCATTACATTCTATACATTGGAATGTTGTGTTTAATCTTTTGCTTGATGTGGGTTACAAACGTATTTTGTTTATAGATGGAGGAGAATTGCCTCCTATTTTAGTAGGAAAAGCACAATACGAAAAATTCAACAATAATATTCAGCATTTTACAGATAGATCATTACAATATTGCTACCCCGGACCAAACTTAATACCTGAACGAAAGAGAACAAAAGTTTTTATTAGTTTAGCAAGAATGGCTAGAGAAGAAAGAATATACTTCACGAATAATATATTAAACGATACAGAATTATACAATAAGGGTATAGTATCATGTGGGTGGGGAGACATAGAGCCCATGAAACTCCAGTGTATATCATTATCAGATGAAGAGATGAGTAGATTTCCTGTAACACTTGGTCATAAATCAGAAGATCAGCACAGTTACTTTGACGAGTTCTCTACTGCTATGTTCAATGTAGTACTGGAATCTTCTATCGGTATGAATACATCACGATACTATGATGGAGTATTTACAGATACAGATAGACTCTTTATAACAGAGAAAACAACTAAGGCATTCTATATGCACCAAATACCCATTATATTAGGAGCTCCAGGAATAGTACAACACCTAAGAAGCATGGGATATGATATGTTTGATGAGATTGTTAACCATGATTACGATAACGAAGATAATCTTTTCAAACGATGTGATATGATATTTGCCGAATTGAAACGACTATCTTCAATACCACTAAACCAATTAAACACGATGTTACTCACAACTTCTTTAGCCAATAGACTTGAACACAATCGATCTTTATTATCCTTACTCTTTAAAAAAGATCAAGAAGAAGAACAAAAAGTAATTTTAGATTGGATCAATAATAAGTTTTAACGAGTATAAATACTATATATGCCTAATCCATTTGAACAGATACGAGCCAATTCAAACGATCAGAAGAAAAGTTTCGACTGGTATATGAGACAGGTCCGTGAAGTATCAAAAAGTATTACATCTGCATCATCTACTCTAAATTCTGGTATAGGAGAACTTACACAGAAATTAGAAATGGGAAGTATGTATATGTTCAAGTATGATGCTAAACATAAAGATACGTTACCATACTGGGATAGTTTCCCACTGTGTTTACCTATAGAACCATCTCCTGGTGGATTTTATGGTATGAATTTACACTATCTTCCATATGGACTAAGGGCTCAATTATTAGGAAAGTTGTTAGAAACTGCTGATAGCAGAACTTTATCTAGCGATTCTCAGATGGGTTATAATTGGGATATGTTAAAAAATGCTTCTAGATTTCCTGAAGTTAAGCCTTGTGTAAAAAGATATCTGACTACGCAGATGCAATCTAGATTTTTGAAGATTAATCCACAAGACTGGAAAGCCGCAATATTCTTGCCAGTAGAAGACTTCAACAAAGCATCTCGACAAAAGGTGTATAGAGACAGCAGGGAAATGATTTAAATGGCAAAGACAACAAACGCAGAAAATGTTACTCCAGAAAATAAAGGACAATTAGTTCTTTCATATCCCCATGAGGTTGATAAGACAGATAACATAGAAGATCCTATGTATGTACATTCTACTAGATTCACTATTCTTAGTAGAGCAAAGTCTTCAACTCTTAAAGGTGGTTCTTTGGGTTCAAGTAAACCAATAGAAGTTGCTGTTGGATCTCAGAATCTTGCAATTGAAGATGGTATGGTAGGAAGGATATTAGGTGTAGGAGCAGGAGCCGCTGCCATTGGCACAGCACTTAAGGAACCCGCGGCTGCCATTGGAGTAGGTTTGGGTGCCGCAATTGCTGACCTATTCAATTTGGGTGGAGATGATGGAGGCACTAGTATTGTTGAATCTACTGCGGAAAAAGTTGGAGAACTTACAGAAAAAGTTGCGAAATACGCAGGAGAAATTAATCCAATAGTAAGAACAGAGAAGATAATTAAATTATATACACCACAATCTCCGCAAGAAGAATATGCCGCTGGTTGGACAGACGTAGAATTTGGATTAGCTGGTGCTATGGCAAATTCTGGACAGTCTCTAGTGGATCAAATAAAAAGTATCCAATCTGGTGAGGGAGAAGGTAGAGAACGTGCTATAAGACTTCTTACTGGTATGTCTAATATCACACAAGCCGCGGGGTTTAATTTTAGACTGCAAGATGCAATTGAATTACAAACTGGTAAGATACCAAATCCATTTAAACAGCAGTTATTTAAAGGAATGAACTTTAGATCATTTGCGTATACATTTAAATTTATTCCAAGAAATGCGGCAGAACTTGCATCGACATATAAAATCATTTCTACATTTAGAGAACATATGCATCCAGAACAAACTGGTGATTTCTTTATCATGTACCCCTCTACTTTCGAAATCGAATATCAGTATAGAGGTGCAACAAACAAGTGGTTAACAAAAATTGCTGACTGTGCATTGGTCAATATGAAAGTTGATTTTGGTGCAGGTGGAGCATTAACAACTTTTCAAAATACAGGCGGTGCACCAACTGAGATAACTGTAGAAATGCAGTTTAGAGAACTTGCACTTATCACAAGAGAACATTTTAATGATTGGGATCCAACAGAAGGATTCGATGTAGATAGTTCCGGTGGTAATCAAGGACAAGATGCTGAAGCAAATAATACCCAAGATGCAACGAAAGAAGCCGATGCAAATATTAAAGGAGATAATCAATAATGTTTTTTAGTCAGTTTCCAATAGCGGCTATCGAAGTTGAGGGACAACTTATTAATTATCCTGATATTTTTAGAAGAGTTGCAGTAAATGATCTTTTTAAAAATTTAGCCTATATTGATACATATACAGTTCAAGATGGTGAGAAACCGGAACATATTGCATATAGACTATATGAAAATGCTCAGTATCATTGGATTGTTATTCTAGCAAATAATATTACCAATATGCATAAAGAATGGCCAAAAAGCCATGATGATCTTATTTCTATGTGTAAAGATAAGTATGGAGATAATGAAGTTTATGGTACACACCATTATGCATTTAGTGCAGATAGGACAGTGCAAACAGATTACGATGAAGCGAAAGTATCTTCTGGTGAAATTGTTTCTGTGAGTAACTACGATTATGAAGCTAGATTGAATGATGATAAATCAGAAATTCAACTTTTGAAACCAGAATATGTCCAGCAGTTTATAGGGCAATTTAAACAACTTATAAAGAAATAATTAAATGGCTAGAGAAACTCCAGACGGCGCAGGAGCAATAGATATAGATGAACTTTACATTACTCTTGCGGGTAATGTGGTTATTGATTTGCGTGAGTTTTTTCAAAACATAAAGATATATGAAAATATCTTTCAACATTGTTTGTTTGTAGAAATGGCTATTAGTGATTCTGCTAATATATTAGGAAGACTTGATATATCTGGAAGCAGTACGGTTACAATGAAAGTTCGCTCACCTTTTTTGGACGATGAAGAGGCATATCATAAAACATTTTCTATATTTTCTGTATCTGATAGGTTAGTTAAAGATGATAGAAAACAATATTTTGTATTGAATTTAATATCTATTGAAGGTATGAAAGATTTATCTACTAAATTTTCTCGAAGATTTAAAGGGTCTACTGAGAAAATGGCAAAAGATATGTATGAAGATTTTATTCAAGAAAAAAGAATAAGAGATAGAGATGGAATTTTTAAGAATAAAACTCCTTTAACAATTTTAGGAACACCACATAAATCAAATAATTTTACTTTCACTGCAACAAATTGGTCTGCATTTGAGTGCATGGAATTTATTGCAAAAAATATTGATCCTGCAGATGTTGGTGGTAAATTAGTAATGCCCAATAGTCTGTTTTTTGAAACAAGAACAGAATTTGTAATGGGTTCTTTAACCGAACTTATAGTAGAACAAAAAAACAGAGAATTGTTGTATGACGAGTACAACTTATTACCTTCTGGTTATGGTGAGCATTTAGAAGGCGAAAGAAAAAGTTTAGGAAATTTTAAGTATACAAGTCCTTTTGTATCACCTCAATATAGTACTGTTCTTTCAAGTGATATGAAAAACTATTTTAACGAATTAGACAATCAGCAATCTGGTTATTATGGTAGCACAACAGTTGGAATTGATATGATTACAAAACAAAACTATCATATGGTATTTGATTATACTTCAAAAGAAGAGGGAAGAAATAAAATACCTAAATCATATGATGACTTTGTACATCTATCAGAAGATAGTCCTATAGAAGCAAAGCCAATATTCTCTCCAGCGGCAATAATGAATGTTAGAATAGGCGCATCAAACTTGTACAATGATTCTGATTTTGGATATAATTTAAATTATTTTGAAAACTTAACTTATAGAAATACTGCAAAGGCAGAATTGAAAAGAATTAGTATGCGTATTGAAGTACCAGGCAAAACAGATATGAAAGTGGGTAGTCTAATTAGATTTAATTTTCCAAGTGTTGGAGAAAAAACAAAAGGTATGTCCAGAGAGGAACTTTTTGATCCTAAAATATCTGGTATATGGGCAGTTTCTGGTGTGTTACACGATATCACTCCATCTGAGCATAAAATGACATTAAATATTGTCAGAGATGCATACGGAGATACCAGTGTCAGTTAAAACTAAAAAACAAGGAATATATCCACAGTTTACTTGGTGGCAAGGAATTGTTGAAGATAGATATGACCCCGATAAACTTGGAAGATATAAAGTTCGAATTTTTGGCTATCATACAAATGATAAAACTAAGATGCCAACAGAAGAATTACCGTGGGCTATTCCTATGCAACCAGTTACCTCTGCGGGTATATCAGGAGTAGGAACAAATACTTCTGGTCTTGTAGAAGGTAGTGCAGTTATTGGATTTTTTGCTGATGGACCAGATGGACAAATTCCAATTATTATGGGTAGTTGGGGTTCTATGTCATATTTACCAGAAGACGGTGACGGTAAAGTTATAGAATTCGATAGAGATAAAACTGGGTTCTATGATCCAAACGGTGTATACCCTAGACAAAAAAAGAAAGATGAATTTGGTGAAGAATATGATGAAGGTAAAAATGTATTAAAAGAAGCAGACTCTTCTAGACTTTCTAGGGGCGGAGATGTAGCAGAAGAACATTTCTCATTAAAGGCAAAGAGAGATATTCGTATAGGTTCTGCTGATGTTGATGATGGTAGAAAGATTGGTAAAGCATTTGCACCAAAAATGACTGTGTATGAAGAAAACGAAACTTCTTTATTTCATCCTGGTTTAGATAAAAACGGAAATCCGCTGGCGACTCCAACACCACCACCCAAATATACACAAGAATTTTGGGAAGAGCCACACCCACAAGGAGTGGAGAAATCAGTTTCAGAATATCCACATAACAAAGTGACTGAGACAGAAACAGGACACATATTTGAAGTTGATGATACTCCTGGTGCAGGAAGAATTCACCAGATGCACAACTCTGGTACATATGAAGAGATACAACCAGATGGTACCAGATCAGTAAGAATTCAATCTGAAGATTATGAAATCGTTATTAGTAATAAGAATCTACTTGTTAAGGGAGACTTTAATATTACAGTAGAGGGTGATTATAATCTTAATGTTTTAGGTAACAAGTATGAAGACATACTAGGTCATTCTTTTGAAACTGTTCGTGGTAGTAAAGTAAGTAAGACACAAGGAAATAGAATTGAAGAGACCTTAACTGATAAATCTAGTCTTGTTGTGGCCAATCAATGGGAAACCATACAATGTAGTCAAGGACAAGGAGTAGTCTCTAAGAGAATTGCTGGTGAGTATATCAAAGCAATTGGAAGAAAGAACACAACTACTTATGCTTTAGGTACGGATGTTACAGTTAGTGGAGATTATAAGATTGCAACGTTACCTTCATTTGGCGTGGATCTCACTGAATCTGGTATAGAACCCGTTATTACATATGGTGATTTCCAAGTACTTACTGCGGGTGATGTAACTCTCGCAACAAAACTAACACCAAACTTTAACGGTACATTCCCGACAGTATCACTACAGTCTGCGTATATTAATACAATGGGAACTATGGGTCACTTAGAAGCGATTGGTATAGTACCTGTTATTCCACCTTTACCAGGACAAATAGTAGGTAAACGTATTATGAATTCTGTCACTGCATTTGATGGAACGTCATACGATGAGAAAATTATGCTTGGTAATGTGAATAGGATGGTGGCAGTTGGTAATATAACTGAGACAACCGGTGTTGGAACATATAATATTACTTCAGCGGGAGTTATTAATATCACTGGTTCGGCAGCTACGAATATTCTGGGTACAACAACTACCCTTACTAGCACGACTCTTATTAAACTTTCAGCACCAGCAATTAAACTTAACTAGGGAATAAAAGAATGGCAGATTGTCAAATAGGAGCATTAGGAGAATTAGCTGACAAGCTAGACGAAGGCTTCTCCATTATTCAGGACAAAATGCAACTTGTTCAAAACAAGATCAATTCAATTCCTGGTATCATTGATGCGGAGTTGGCGGCAGTCTATGCAGAAATACAACTACAATTACAGACACAGTTTCCACAACTTACTAGTTTAGCAGATTTAAAAAAGGCTTTACCAGAAGAAATTAAAGACATAGTTTCACTTGCAAACCAGGGAGTCTTATTTTTAAGTGAAGTAGAAAGACTTAAAGAAAAGTATGAAGATGCTGATATAGACTTATTGAAAGATCCAGAAAACATAACAAATCTTCTACGGGACCTACAAGGAGATTTAAACAAACTATGTGATTTGGTTCCTACTTACAAAGAAGTTACTGATCCAGAAACTGGCGAAAAGAAAATGGAGTTACGTGGTAGAGGAAATTCAGAAATCGAAGTTAGATCAAGACCTAACATTGAAGCAAAATCTTTGCTATCAAAAGAAGGTAGAAAACTTGCAGTCAAACAGATTAAAGATAGTTTAGGAAGTATCAGAGCAGTGCTTCCGGAAGGCGGCACAGGAAATATATCTAAAGAAGGCGAAAATCGCTATGGATGGTAATTAGGAGTTATAAATAGAACTATGAGAAAAGAACCTGTAAGACTCTATAAAGACATCGATATGAAGTTTACAAAGAACTTTATATCTAAGGACATTGGCAAAAAATTTGATGTCCATGCTGTTCGTCAGGCAATGAAAAATATAATCTATACCAATCTGAATGAAAGACCCTTTGAACCCAATTGGGGATCTCAGATACGCCAGTTGATGTTTGAGCCAATAGATGATACTACTGGTAGTGCATTGCAAAAATTAGTACAACAAGCAATTTCAAATCACGAACCTAGAGTTGATGTAAAAAGAGTACAAGTACTTGCGAATCAACAAGATAACGAATATCGCATTTATGTATATTATTACATATTAGGTATTAAAGATTTACAAGAAATGGATTTAGTCTTGTCGAGGTTAAGATAATGCCTAGTGTACTAGTTGGACCTGCAACCGCTGGCGCAGATGAAGCCCATGTGACTCCATTTGGAGTTGGCGCGGTCACACTAGCCAACGTGACTGTCAAAGCTGGAACAACTTATATAGTATGTGTTGGGGATGTCGTGGCACCACACAGCGGAACTTCCTCGACCCCGCACGTGGCACCGATAACAGTAAGTACAGGATCTAGTACGGTAACAATAAATGGGAGAGCCGTGGCTATGGTAGGTTCAGTGGCTTCATGTGGGGGAATTGTCACTACAACTCCTTACCCTACTGTCATAATTGGCGCATAAATAAAAATAAAGAGAGAAGAGAAAAAACATGGCAATCAAAAACGTCACAAATTTAGACTTTGAAGAAGTAAAAGCAAATCTAAAAACTCACCTTCAATCACAAGAAGAGTTTTCTGATTACAACTTTGATGCTTCTGGACTGTCTGTTTTAATTGATCTTCTTGCATATAATACACATTACAATGCAGTTATGGCTCACATGATTGCGAATGAATCATTTATTGATTCCGCAGTAAAAAGAAATTCCGTTGTTTCAATTGCAAAGACTATGGGATATACTCCTAGATCAGCAAGGTCTGCAAAAGCATATGTTGATTTTACTATTACACCAGATCCTACATACACTTCTAATACATTATTTATTCCAAAATCCACAGTATTTACTACATCTGTAAATGGCAAATCATATGCTTTCTCACCTTCAACAGATAAAACAATTACAAAAACTTTTAATTCTGCAGGTACTGAACAGTTTGTTGCAACAGGAATTGAATTAGTTGAAGGTAGGCGTACAACAACATCTGAAATTATTACTGCTACTAACTTACAAGGTCCAATACTTTTACCAAATAATAATGTAGACACCACTACAATTCAAGTAACAGTAAAAGCAAACACAAATAGTAGTGTTACAGATACATATGTATTTTCAGATACAATTTTGGATGTAACAGACACATCAAAAGTGTTTTATATTGAAGAAGCAACTTCTGGATTTTATGAAGTATCTTTTGGTGACGGTGTTTTAGGTAAAAAACTAGAAATAGGAAATATTGTAACAGTAGATTATGTTGTTTGTAGTGGTTCTAATCCAAATGGTGCTAGAGCATTTAGGAACGCACAAAATTTATCAGGAGCAAATGAAAGTATTGTTGGAACAGTAACAACAGCCGCAAGTGGTGGAGCTGTTAGAGAAGATGTTGAAAGTATCAGATTCACTGCTCCTAGATATAATGCAGTAAAAAATAGAATCGTAACAAGAACAGATTATGAAACTGTTATTAAAGCCGCAAATCCAAACATTAAGTCCGTTACCGCTTGGGGTGGTGAAGACAATGATCCTCCTATTTACGGAAGAGTTTTTGTGTCGCTACAACCAGAAGACGGATTTACGATTACGACAGAAGAAAAGAACACTCTCAAGAATGATGTAATTGCCTTAAAACAACCTATTACAATGGATACCCAGTTTGTAGATCCAGAGTTCACTTTTGTTGGTTTAAATATTTCAGCAACATATGACCCTAAAGTAACTTCACAATCTCCTTCTGCACTAGAAGCATTAATCATTGCTGAAGTACAAAGTTATTTTGCTGGTACACTAAACGCTCTGAAGAAAAATTTCTATTACTCATTTATAACCAATAGAATCAATAATGTATCTAAGTCTATTATAGGTAACAATATTGAGTTACGTATTCAAAAACGTCTTATTCCAGTATTAAATAATAACACTAGATACGAACCTAAATTCAACAATAAAATATTACCTAATTCTATTAGAACAAATTACTTTAATGTAATCATAAACAATGTAACATATTCTAAAGTTTCAATAGTAGATAAACCTAATGCTGATGTTATCGCTCCAGTTTATTCTGGTTTAGGAGTTTTAGAACTACGTGACGTTGATTCTAACACCATCTTATTAGAAAATTTAGGAACTATTGATTATGATACGGGTGCACTTGACATACCATCAATTAATGTAGCATCTGTTAATGGTGCAGTGCCTGATATAAGAGTTAGTGCAACACCACATGAAGGATCTAAAGATATTTCTACTGACGTTTTAATTAGAACTTCAGAAGAACAAAAATTTGCAGTTACTCCTTTACCAGCAAGAAATATTATTTTGAATTTGGACAAAAGTTCAGTTGATAGTTTGAATAATATAAGAGCCGGAGTAACGGTTACAATGGTACCAAGAGTAGCTGACTAATGAGTGTAGCTCCTAGATTTCAAAAATTCTTAAAAAATATTACCGTCACGAACGGCGGTAGTGGATTTCAGCCAGGCAATTCAAATGTATTGACTTCTGGAGACCAGCAATATGCTATTGACTATTTTGGAGAAAACTATGTTCTTTATTTTGGACAAACTACAACTACTCTTGTAGCAGATTTAAAAGTATTAATCGGTGCGCCAACAAGTACAATACCCGGCGATGATTTAGTACGAGCAACAGCCACAGCAACACTAAGTTCTTCTGGTGAAGTCACTGCAATTAATATTACCAATATTGGTGACGGATATATCACAGCACCAACTGTACAGCTTTTAGGTACTCCTAGTCTATTAACAAATACTTCAACTACTGACATACTAAGAGATGATGGCACTTATACTGGTATTGCAACTACATCATCTGATGGAATAGGAACAGGACTTACTGTTGATATTGTAGTAGAAAATGGAGACATTGTTAAGATTTTACCTACTGGAGGAGAAGATTATAGAATAGGAGAAGTTCTTTCTGTAGGTGCTATTACTATAGGTGGTACAGGTGAAGAAGATGACATTACGTTTACTGTTACAAAAATTAATGGTGGTAGTGGATTTACTGCAACTGTAGAATTAGATCAAGTTGGTAAAGAAAATAGTTATTATCCAGAAAAAATATCTACTACTGTAACAAATCAAATACCAGAATTTGTTCGTGATGAATATCCTCTATTTGCTACGTTCATTAAAAAGTATTACGAGTATCTTGAATCTAATACCACATCGTTTGGAATTTCTCCTACGAATGTTATTAATACCATACAAGATAGATTAGATGTTGACTTTAAAGATAATTTAGAAGAAACAAGTACTGATTTCTTAGATGAATTTTTTGAAGATTATGGTAAAGATTTTCCTGTTACCATGCAAGCAGATAAAAATCTTCTTGTTAAACACATAACAGATTTCTATACTTCTAAGGGTACTAAAAAAGCAATAGAAAATCTATTTAAGATAATGTACAACGAAAACATCGAAGTTTTCGTTCCTAATTCTCTTGTTCTAAGACCATCAGACAATAATTGGTCAAGGGAATATGTCGTTAAAGTATATGAAAATATATTCTTACCTGCTACTGGTGGTACAATATATGACCCCACGGAGTTTGAAGGTAAAGCAGTTATTATAAGTTACTTTGAATCTACTGGATCAGTTACTACTAGAAAAGAAAGAGAAACGGTTGTCAAGCAGGTTAAGAAAATTTCTTACACTGTGCCGCAAGCATATGAACTTACTTTAGAATTACCCGATGATTTTGTAATTCCAAGTATAGGAACAGGAGCAACTTATACTCCCGTACTTGGTGGTAAAATTGCTACGATAAATTCTTTAAGTGGAGCAGATGCTAGTAGAACTACTGGCACTTATGTTATAGACACTACAGAATATACAACAAACGGAAATGGTACTGGTGCAGAATTTAATGTGGTCGTTGATAATACTGGTCAAGCTACAGTATCGATTACCACAGTAGGAGATAACTATGCTCCTGGTGAGACTATTACTATTCCTGATACAAGATTAGGAAATGGTGGTGGCGCCGCGCTGACATTTAATATTGCAACAATTACAGATGGTAAAATATTTTCGATTACCATCGATAGTGCTGGTGAACAATACTCAGCAAATCATCCGTTAATTGTAACAGCAGACACAAGTGATACAATTACACAAGTTGCTGAGCCTCTTGTACGAGTTACGGATGGCAAAGCAACGTCTGTAGTTTTTGTAGACGATAAAAATGGAGTTGGATATAATCATATTCCTCAATTGAGAGAATCACTTTATTTCCAAGCGGCTTACATAAGTTTGCCAACTGATGACAGAACTGATGCAAACAGTAAAAGAGCAATACCAAATAGAATTTTACATAAAGTTGCAGTAAAGTCAACAACAGGTGAGGCAAATGGAGGCTTTGCTGTTGGACAATCTTTTCAAGTCGATGAAAATGCAACGTTAAGTCCATACGCATTAGATTATTTTGGTGAAGATTACACATTAACTGGTATTGCCAATCGCGCATTTGTCAAAGTCGCACAAGTTGGAACAGATAATTTCCCAACGGCACTAGATGTAATTGCTATCGGAGTTGGATTCCAGTCATCTACATTCGACTTTAATATTGTATCTCCTTTAGGTTATACAACAACTCTTACTTGTACTACTGGGTATAATGCAGTTTATCCCGGAATCTTTGAAGACACTCGTGGATTCTTATCCGATGCAAATAAAGTACAAGATAGTAGATTATATCAAGCATTCTCATATCAAATTAGATCGGAAAGACCTAAATCAGAATGGGGTGAATTTGTAAAACGAGCGGCTCATCCATCTGGTATGGTAGCATTCTCTGATCTACAGATAAAAAATGCTATTGATTTTAATACCGTTACTTCTGTTGATACTGATCTATTCTTCTATGTGGTTATGCCAGATATAGAAGAAGTTCTTGTAAGTGAAACGGTTGCAAAAGATATGCACTTGCCTTCAGAAGCAGATACATATGCAACATCTGAGCCATACTATTCTATGGAGCCAGGTCTTAATAAAGTAGATATTACAGACTTTACTGAGTTACTTGCTAAAGATATAGAAACTGTTTATACAGATGAAGTTAATCCATTCCACGGATCTCTTGTATTCGATGTAGAAGCTGTTCTGATTGACAACAGTATAGTTGATGATAATGCTCCGTTATTTGTTATTGAAAGTGTATTGGCAGATACTTATGATGCAGATGATTTAACTGCACTTGAAACCAGTAAACCACTTTCAGATTCTTATCAGTTTGAAGACACCGATTCTGAATATGCGGTAGATTACTTTGCAAATGATAATGGTAATTATACTGCTGGTGTTCCTCTTGTAGTACTTCATTTTGATAAACATTTTGATCAGCTAACTTTTGGTGCATACGCGACAAATTACTTTGCTGAAGACTATACAGATGAAACTTCAGAAGCCAACTCAAATAATGCTGGTGATAGGGTGCACTATTCAGATGTACCTTCAGTCGAATGGCAATCAGGAATTATAGCAGATACATTCAATGTTCAAGATAGTGCTGTGGTTACTCTGATTATAGTTAGAGCGGTAAATGATTCACTGACAACTGCCGACAATGTAGAATTATTAAATATTGGTTTGGGTCCAACAGAAATAGTTTCAACTGCTGACCCAATAAATGTGATGAATGTTACCACAACATATACAGATACTTACTCATCACAAGATGTCTTGACAGGAAAAGATGTAGGTATGTTACCTACAGAGTCTATAGAAACATCTGAAAATGTGTTGAAATTCCCAAGTATAAATAAAACAGATACATCAAACGCAAATGAATCTGGATCAGTTATAAAAACAGATTTTGTTGATAGTACTGATTACTTCTTAGAAGATTATGTCGCATCTGAAGTAAGAAGCATTGCGTAAGTGTTATAAATAGAATTGTAAAATGTTCGTAAAAACCCATAGGAGATAAAAATGGACAGCAAGTTAAAACTAAACGCTACAGGCAAGTTGCACGTAGCACTTTATGGACCAGATGGTTCTTTGAAAGAAGAGCGTTCGGTTACCAACGTGGTAGTAGACGATGGTCTAGACCACATCGCAAGT